AAGTAATCTCATTACTTTGGGTGGAACTGCACTGACAGCATTAGGTATCACTGCAGGTAATTATCTTGCACCAAGATTGTTAATGCAACCACACACTACAGTACCTGATTACAAGCGTTCAGACAATTCGACCACAGTAATTGGTCGCCCAACAGGTTCTGTATGGGTTAAAACAACAACTCCTAACCTTGGTGCTAACCTAATAACAAAACGTTATAACAGTGCAACAGATGCTTGGGAAACCGTGACAGCCCCTCTCTATGCTAATGGTGCAGCAGCATTGGCTGCCTTAGATTCCACAGGTGGCGGCGCAAATCTTGCAGTTGGCGCACTATACAGTAAGTTCAATATTGAAGAAGAGAATGGTGCAGATCTTACACCAAGATTGGCCACATTCAAATTGTTTAGAAGAAATGCTGTTGGAGCCACTACCATTACCAGTGCAGCCGTAACAGCATCTACATTTTCAGCCGGCGCATACACATTTGTTGTTTCAGAAAGTTTAGTTGGCGACGATGCTTATAGCAGTGACGTAACTGTTTCGTTTACTGCTAATGCCAATATAGATGATGCAGATGATTTTGCCAATGCTGTTAATGCAGCAGGATTAATCAACGTTACAGCCAGTGTAGACAGTTCTAATAGAATTGTTATCACGCATGCTACCGGCGGAGATATCCTAATTGGAGAAGGCACCGGTACTCCGTTTAACAATATTTTTGCAACCAGCGGCCTCAACGCCACTGCTAACTTGTATGATGCAGCCATAGGCGATGCAGCACACGATTATGTTGCAACACAATGGAAAGCATTGTCATTCGAAGCCAGTGCAACAGAAATCACAGCACTGGCGCTAGATCAACAGTTATGGTACAATTCCATTGTTGACGAAGTTGATATCTTGATCAACGACGGAACAAATTGGGTTGGATATACCACTGCTACAAGTCCATTTTTTGCTGCTTCCGCTGGATTGAAAACAGACCCAGCCGGACCGATTGTCAGTGCTAGTGAGCCAACAGAACAAAGTGACGGTACAGCATTGGTCAATGGTGATCTGTGGATCGACACCAGCGATATTGACAACTATCCAGTAATTTACAAATTCAACAGTTCATTACCTGTTAACAACCAGAGGGTATTAATTGACAAAACTGACCAAAGCAGTGAAGATGGTGTGTTGTTTGCTGACGCACGTTACAACACTGCTGGAGCCAACAGCGACGAGCCAGCACTGATTACAGATTTACTAGGCAGTAATTTTGTAGACCCAGACTGCCCACAACCAGCATTATATCCAAAAGGCATGTTGTTATGGAATCTGCGTCGAAGCGGTTTCAACGTTAAGAAATTTGTACGTAACTACATCAACACTGCGGCTTACAACACGTTAGTTGGCGCTGCACCCGGCGAATACATGAGTGCTTACTATCCACATCGTTGGGTCAGCGAAGCAGCAAACCAAACAGACGGTTCTGGTACATTTGGCCGCAAAGCACAACGTGCAGTGGTTATTCAAGGCCTACAGGCAGTGGTTAACAGCAATCAAACTGTACGTGACAGCGACGGTCGTGTGTTTAACTTAATTGCTTGCCCTGGATATCCAGAACTAATTGGCGAATTGATCACTTTGAACTACGATCGTGGATTGACTGCGTTTGTAGTGGCTGATACACCTGCACGTTTAAACAGCAGTGCTACTAGTTTATTAGCATGGGGCAACAATGACGGCGGTGCAGCACAAGACGACGATCTAGGTGCAGTGAGTTTCGATGAATACGCAGCAATGTACTATCCATGGGGCTTTAGCAGCGACAACTTTGGTAATAACATTGTTGTGCCTCCAAGCCACATGATGTTGAGAACTATCAGTTTGAACGATCAAGTGGCTTATCCTTGGTTTGCACCAGCAGGTACACGTCGAGGTGGCATTACCAATGCAACATCAGTAGGTTATGTTACTAGTGAAGGCGAATTTGAAACAGTGGCACTGAATGAAGGACAACGTGACACGTTGGCCAGTATCAAAGTAAATCCTTTGACATTCTTGTCCGGTGCAGGATTGGTAGCATTTGGTCAGTATACTCGTGCTAGAAATGCCAGCGCATTAGACCGAATCAACGTGGCACGTTTGATTGTGTATCTACGTAGACAATTGAATGTGTTGGCCAAGCCATACTTGTTTGAACCCAATGACCGTGGCACTAGAGCAGAGATTAAGAATGCCGTGGAAAGTTTGATGTTGGAACTAGTAGGACAACGTGCGTTATATGACTTCTTGGTTGTGTGTGACGAAAGCAACAATACACCCGCAAGAATTGATCGTAACGAATTGTATGTAGACATTGCTATCGAACCAGTTAAAGCAGTAGAATTTATCTATATTCCATTGCGCATCAAGAATACTGGCGAAATATCAGGTTTATAAAATAGATAAATAATACGACGGAGATAACATATGTCAGTATCAACACTTTCAAGATTTTCAGTACCATTAGGCGGGGCCAACACCAATCAAACCATGTTGCACCCCAAGTTAAAATACAGATTCCGGGTGCTGTTTCAAAACTTTGGCACAGGTTCCGGTGGCGATGCTGCCGAACTTACAAAACAAGTGGTCAGTTTTGCTCGACCAACAATACAGTTTGAAGCAATCGAACTGCCAACATATAATTCAAGAATTTATGTTGCTGGTCGACATGCATGGGCAAGTGTGGCCTGCACATTGCGAGATGATTCTACCGGTGCAGTGAGTAAAAAAATTGGTAGTCAAGTTCAGAAACAGTTTGACTTTTTTGAAATGTCAAGTGCTGCTTCAGGTGTTGATTACAAGTTTACTACTAGTTTTGAAATGCTTGACGGCGGCAACGGTGGCAACGAAGCACTTGTTCTTGAAAAATGGGAACTGTATGGTTGCTATATTGAAAACGTTAACTATCAAGAAATGAACTATGGAACCAATGAAGCAATGACTATTCAGATGACACTGAAGTTTGACAATGCTGTACAGATTGGCGCAGCCAGTTCAGGTATTGGTGTTCAGGGTATCTATGCAAGAACCACTGGCGCTATTTCCACAGGTGGTGGCGCTACTGCGTAATATTATCAACAATAGAAAAGGTCGATTTTATCGGCCTTTTTTTACGACATAAATAATATTATGGCAAACAAAGTAAATGGATTTTTTACCAACACCACCTCGACCCAACTTCGTGATGCACAACATGCAGCAAGAACGTTCTCGGATGACACGTTTAGACTGGCACCTAAACACAAGCACCTCTTTCATGTCAATCTTCAAATCAATCCACTGGCCTATGCACTGCCGTCAATGTTGTTGCAAAATCCCAATGAAATTAATCTGTTGGTGAAAAATGCCACACTGCCTGCATTTAACATAAATGTTGAAACAGTTAATCAGTACAATAGAATAAAACAGATTCAGACCAAACAGACGTTTCAACCAGTCACATTGAAATTTCATGATGACAACTATGGCACCATGCACAGGCTATGGCAAAATTACTATTCCTATTACTATGCCACACCAGGCACTGCTTTTGCCATAGGCAGTTATGCAAGAAATGCTATGAAAAATGAAATAGCCAACAGTTACAAATATGGCTTAGACAACGGCAGTACTAAACCGTTTTTTAAAAATATTGTTCTGTATCAAATGGCCAAGCAACAGTATGTAAGTTATACCATGGTAAATCCCATCATCAAATCATTTGCGTTTGACACCGTGGATTATGGATCAGGCCAACCGCAAGAAATCACAATGACCCTGGAATACGAAGGATTGTATTTTGGCAACGGCCGGGTAACAGAAGGTGACCCATTGGGTTTTGCATTACAACATTATGACAAAACTCCCAGCCCTATTAAACTTGGGCCAGGCTTACCGGTAGAACAAGCTGGCGACAAAAAGTTTTTCCAACCTGACGCAGAAGCCTATGCAAACACCATCAAGACAATCAACAGTTATCAAAATGCCAAGACCACTACACAAAATGGACTGGCTGCAGAAGGACAACGTATTGTAAATCGCACATTGACTAATACCATCGGAAACGCCACTGTGGATACTGAACTACAACGTAGTGGCGGATTGAATAAAATTGTGATACCTCAAATTGCTGGTCGAACAGCCAGTACCAAAGCAACCCCAAGGATTTTAGAATGAGCAGTTTACCAGGATCCACTACAGTGGTCAACGACAGCAGTGCTGCTGTAAAAACTTTCTTTGACAATTATTTTTTATCGCAGATATCTTTTGCCGCAAGCGAAATAGATGCAGTAGTTGGATTTTTTACAAAACGCGGATTTGAAATCGATGCTGCAAGATCCACTGCTATCAGTATTTTAACGCAGGCCAAATTTGAAAATGTCAAACCATTTGTTGTAATAGACACACTGAAAGGGTTAACAGATGTGCAACTCAGCAGAGTAGTTGCCGAAGTATTAAACAACAATCGACAGGCTACCAGCGCATTGGGATACAGTTTACCGTTCACACAACAAAATTTTGAAGCAAGAAATATAAGGCCATGAGTAGATTTGCTCGAGGCAAGTTTGTTCCAACAAGACCAGCCAAATATGTTGGTAACAAAAGTCCTACATATCGCAGTTCGTGGGAATGGGCATTTATGAGATTCTGTGACAACAACGACAACATATTAAAATGGGCCAGTGAAGCAGTGCAGATTCCCTATAGGGATCCCCTGACCAATCGCAACTCTGTGTACATTCCTGATTTTTTTATTCAATACATTGACAAAGACGGTCGTATGTTAACTGAGTTGATTGAAGTCAAACCAGCCAATCAAACACTGTTGGAAAAGGTCGGACGTAATAAAAATAATCAAATGCAGTATGTAAAAAATCAAGCCAAATGGCAGGCTGCACAGGCATGGTGCAAAAGCCAAGGTATAAAGTTTCGTGTGTTAAACGAAACAGACTTATTCGCCAATGGCACTAGAAAACGATAAGTAAGAGTATGAAAAAACTTGAAGAAATTCTTAATCTCCCAGAAAATAAAAAAGAA